TAACCAAACACCTTATGTGCTGCCACCGCTACTTTTGCCTTGGCCAATTCTCTACCAATTTGACTACTACCAATTACTGAATAGGTAGTTTGATTAGGAGTAAAACTTATGCGTCCATCACCGCCTTGGTATGGCTTGCCAGGATGAAATAAGATGTCACCGTAGACATAACCACGGAAATCTGCAGGAGTTGCACGTTCAAATACGGGCCATAGAGCAGCCATATCTCCGGCAAACTTGGCACGCCATTCTTCGCCCTTGCCTCTGCTATTGATAAAACCTGCAAGTTCTTCTGGGCTAGAGCTTTTGCCTTCTTCACGGCCCCAGTTGTTTTTACCTACTAAGCGGAATGTACCATCATCGTCTCTGCCCCAATATACTGTGGGATTGCCGTCCCACTTGATTGTGATGCTGGTTTCCGGGCTGGCTAGATCTTTCAATACTTTGATAGCACGAACAGCACCATCAGCTTCTGTGAACACTAGATCTTCTAGGTGGTTGAATTCTCTGCCTACCTTCTTAGGAGCAGGTGCTTCAGCTTCAGTTAATATTTCCCAGAATCTCATTTTACAATATTAATCATTCTACGCATCCAAGCATTGCTACCTGGCACGTAACTTTCAAATGCTTCTTTAACTGGCAGTTCAATGCCCTGTTTACCCAGTGTTTCTCTAGCACCTGCTACTAACTCATCATAGTTAGGTAATTTGATAATGTAGGCGATGATGCCGTCTACACTTTTTACATCTTTAACTGTGGCAGTTTGCCCTAGTAACTGTTTGGCAATAGTATTCCAGTCATCACCGTTCTCTAATGGTTCGCTGGTATCTGCATGTAACAATCCAAACTTAGGACTATACTTTAATCCTCTAGCACGAGCAATACTGCTCAATAAAATATGACGATGTTCACCGCGATAAGAACCACGTCCACCAATCATACTGCCCTGTTGGAACTTTGGATTAGCTGAAAACATAAAGTCAGCTTGCACAAAGCCGTTGACTTGATCACCTGCAATTGGTGTTTTTAAATGTACGCTGTCTCCGCTTAATTTAACTGAGTCTTTACCAAACTGTGCAATCAGCTTGGCTTGAAATTCTTTTTTGTCTACTTCGTTGGCATCTACGCTAAGATCTAGGTCCCCAGAACTGTTTAATTCAAATGTACCATCCGGATCTTCTTTACGCCCTGTGGTGCCTAGCCATTTTACGGGCTTTTTGTCATCTGGGTCTAGTTCTTTAGTGAAATCTAATCCTGTGACCTTTTCAATAAAGTCAATGGTCGCTGGCACATCTTTGGTAGCGATGCGCTGTGTTAATGGTTCTTTATCCGGGCCTTTAAATACGTTGCCGCCCTCAAATAGATTAGTTGTCATTGCTTTCATCTAGTTTTCTTCGTTGTTTACGTGACTCTGCAATCCTACGCACACCACGTGTAAATTTAGCAGGATCTTGTCCTTTGATAGCATTAATTAGTCTACGCTCTAACTCATCAGCACTTTCAGCATCGTAGTGCTTGTGAATGCTTTCCAACAGATTAATTGCAGAATTGATGATGTTAGTGGCGCGACTTTCAATGAGACTGTCAGTGCTACGTACATCAGCAATACTATTAAGTTCCTGCAGAATCGATCTGGTGCGAAGTTTCATAAACTGTTTCCTATTACGTATTTAACTCAAATTAAATCTTATTATACATTAGTTTTTGGCAAAGGTCTATGTTGATTTTAATCTAACTGTAATGTATAGTGAACTAAATACTCAGTAGAAACCATGAGTCGCTACATACACAGAGGATACACAAAATGAAATACCTATCAGAAAAAATGCAGTCTATCTTGGAACGATTAAGTGAAATGTTTCCAGGTAGCGGTTATCAATCGAGTCTAGATGCTTATCTAGCAGACAAAGGCATTACCGATGCCGCACAGTTAGAAAACTATATCCGTCAGTTTAACTACAAAAAGGAACAATATCTATGAAAACAATTATCAATTCAATCTGGTCATTTTTAGAAGCATTTGGCCAAGCCCGTGCTGCTGCCAGTCTTGCTCGAATGGGCGACATTGAAGGTGCTAAGGCAGTATACAAGTGATCACTACATTACTAATGTTGCTACGCTGGCGGCAAGAAGGATGGGAAGTACATCCCATTATCGCTGACGAGTTCCACGGCTGGTTCTAACCGCTAAATATTGGCATGAACTTGGTGTACATTCACGGGGCTAATGCCACCAGCGAAAGCTTCAACTATATTAGAAGCAAATTAGGTGACGGAGTAGCTATCAACTATGATAGTCGTAATGGGTTTGAAAATAACCTAAAAGACATGCAGGCCACACTACAGGACCATAATGACCTAGTGTTTGTTGCTCACAGTCTGGGCGGGATCTATAGTTTACATTTGGCCAACTCGATGCCTACCGCTGTTAAGGGTGCGGTAACACTGAGCACACCATATGGTGGTGCTGAAGTAGCGGACTATGCTCAATACTTTTTACCGTTCAGCAGACTGATGCGTGACATTGGTCCCAGCTCGTGGGTAATGAAGCAGGCTAGAAACATCAAGATACAGCATCCCTGGACCAACATTGTTACAGTCAAGGGACAAAGTCCTTTTATGCATGAGCCCAACGATGGCGTGGTGACCATTGCCAGTCAGAAGCATCACGAAGATATGGAATTAGTAGAAGTAGACTGCAACCACTATGAAGTAGTGCTCAGTGACCAAGTGGTTGGACTTGTTAAGGAACGAGTAAAAAAGTTCTTGAAATAAGTTGCTTTTCAGTCGCAGAGCATATATAATAAGTTAACAGCGAAAAAGAAGTAGTTGTTAATTTACAGACATTAACACACAGGAGATTATTATGTCAAACACATTCGAAGCACCAAAGCTACCAGAAGTTAAATTCAACAAGAACGGTTACGAAATCCGTACAGACATCTTGGGCATGGCTAAAAGCCTAGTACAAGACGACTTTCACGCCAAATTCCAAGGCTGGGAAATGACTGCTACTCGTGACGAGAAGACTGGTCAAATCGTTAGTAAAGTTGAAATGCCACAGTTTCCAGGACTTGACAAAGTTCTAGAGACAGCTGAAAAAATGTACTCATTTGTAAACAGCGGCGTAAAGAAGTAAATATTACTTTATAGAGTTATTGGCCGCATAGCGGTATATATTATAGTAGAGAATGAAAAAGCACCTTCGGGTGCTTTTTCTTATGTGCGTAGTTTGGCTAGTCCAAAGAAGCGCAGAATGCAGATGTACATCCAACCTAGATCAAACTCATACCACTTCTGGCTGAACTTGGCATTGGCACCATCTGCGTGATGATTATTGTGTAGTTCTTCACCGCCTATCCATACTGCCCAAGGAATGATGTTGCGGCTAGTGTCTTTGGTATCTGTGTTGCGATATCCCCACCAATGACTTAATCCATTAACTACACCTGCGGCCCAGAATGGGATCCATATCATCTGAATACCCCACACCACCAGTCCCCACGGTCCAAACAGCAACAGGTCTATGACCAGCATTAGTAGAATACCTGAGCGACTGTGTGCGGAGTAAAGGTTGCGTTCAATCCAATCATTAGGACAGTCCTTGCTTAGAGAATCAATCATAGCTGTGTCTTTGCTGGCTGAATGGTACAGGAATGCTCCTCCAAATAGCACACGCCAAATGCCGTAGATCTGTGGACTATGTGGATCACCCTCTTGATCTGAGCGTTGGTGATGTTTACGATGGATGGCTACCCATTGTCGAGTAACCATGCCTGTGGTCAACCAAAGCCAGGCTCGCATAAAATGGTTAACTATTGGATGAAATTGTACAGCTCTATGTGTTTGACTTCTGTGCAGGTATAGGGTAACACAGGCTATAGTGATTTGTACCATCACCAAGGTATAGATTATTATATTCATTGATTACTTAGCCCGTTGACACATGACTAAACTAGTGCTATAATACCAGTATGAAAAACAAACTTATACTCACCGATGCTGATGGTGTTCTGTTAGATTGGGAATGGGCATTCTCAGTTTGGATGCAAGAACGCGGTTACACACTAACTGTAAACCATAAGAACAGCTACTATCTACACCACCACTATAATGAGTTGGAAGAAAAGGATGCCAAGAAAGTAGTAAAGACTTTCAACGAATCAGCAGCCATTGGTTTTCTTCCTGCACTTCGCGATGCTGCCTATTATGTTAAAAGACTGCACGAAGAACACGGCTATGAATTCCGTGTTATCACAAGCCTAAGTCTAGACAAGAACGCACAGAAACTGCGTGAAATGAATCTGCGTAAACTATTTGGCAATGCCATTGAGACAGTGATCTGCCTGGACACAGGTGCAGATAAAGATTCAGCACTGGCTCCGTACAAAGACAGTGGCATGTGGTGGATTGAAGACAAGCCTGCCAATGCCGATGTTGGCTACAACATTGGACTGCGTTCAATACTGATTGAACACGGGCACAACATGCATCATGAATGTTCATATCCGGTGGTCAAGAACTGGCGTGAACTCTACGAACTTGTTTTAGCAGAATAAAAAAGGACCAACGGCCCTTAGTGCTGGTTACGCAAATCCAGCGACACGCTATTTTGTGTCCGATTTAAAAATGCTTCCAAAAAATGTTTGGAAGCTCTTTATT